TTTTTTTATGCTTTTTCATCTTACTATTTTTGCAATCATTACTATCTCAGTAGCACTTATCGTATTGTATGTTTACAATCCACACAGATGAAGATAGATACTCAAGGGATGAGTGGTCCCATAGATCCTAATTACAAAGGCAAACCACTAGACCAACAGCAAAGGGAACTTCCTTCTGCTATTATTCAACCTCGGAGACTATTCACTGACAGTTATGTCAAGGAGTTGAAGATACTTATTAATGAAGTATTGGATGCGAGAGAAGGTAAGACTGGAGTATCATATTTTGATACCGAGAAGTTTAAGCATTCAATACACGACCAAGAACCACCCTATCAAGAATGGACATGAGAGACACACTAATTAAGGCACTCTTAGCACATGCTCAAGGAGATATTGCCAAGCACAAAGCAAACGTTGAAGTATACCTAGCGAATGCTGCTGGTATTGGAGAGCATTCTAATATTGTAGAGGCAATCGAGCAAGAGCTTGACATGATTGCTAAGTACCAAGATCAGATAGATATCATCAATAAATACTTCAAAAGGTAGAAGTATAAATGGGTGCTCAGAATATTAGAGACCTGGTAGCGAGGTGTTATGAGGGTTTGGGTCCACTGTTGGCACCCAACTCTCTTGACCAGTTGAACCCTAATGTTCCTACAGGTGGTAGTGGTAGTGGTATTGCACCTACACCTGACCCTTCAGCAGTCATACGTGAGTTAGTTGGTAGATGTTACGATGGGACACCCCCATTGATGACTAACCCACTTGACCAACAGAATCCACAACCTCTGTTTGTGCCACAGCCTGATGAGCCAGTGCCAACACCAGCAGAAGTAATTCAAACTCTAGTTGGTAGATGTTATCCAGATTTACCTGACCTAGAGCCACCACCTCCCGACCTTGATGATGGAGGTGACTGGACTATCATTGACCTTACCGACCAGATGGATTGGGCAAGGCAATTTGTTGACTTAGATATTAATAAACTTGTTGTTAAAACACCTGACCCTAATGACCCTACTGGTTTTATTCAATGGGATGGTAGTCAGTGTGAAGAGGTACTAAAATATAGAAGACAGAATCTTATCAGAGAGTTAGGTGATGGTTGGTGGCAACACATTACTACTGGTGAGAAATATTATTGTGAAGATACTAACTGGAATCCTAATATTAAATGGGAGAATTGTGTAAGGAATGCACTGGAGTGTATGTTTAGACCTTACATAGGTGGACACTGGACACCACCAAAGGCAGACTGTGAAGGTATGCATAGTAAAGGGTGGAGTAGTAACAGAGATGAGATATGTATCAAGAATTGTTATCCAGATAGGTTAGCAGTCTATGAATCTACATCTGCTGTTGACCATGCCTATCATCTATCACAGATACCTCCATCAGGTTACACATTAACTTCATCGACACCAGCATTTTATATTCTTAGAGCAGAGGAGTCAGGTAAAACAACTGGACTGTTTAAGTACTACTCAGGTACCAATGAAGATACTTTCTTAACTACTAACCCAGGTGAACCAGAAACACCTGGGGCAGGTGAGAGAGCAACTATGAATGCTTCTGGTATGGTATTTGTAGAGCAGATGGGTTATGTATTTAAGGTTGCTATCGATGCATCATCTTACTTGGCAGATGGTGAGACCATCAAGCCACTCCATAGATTTTGGAAGTCATCTCCATTCAACCACAGGTATATGATTGATGCTGACGTGGAAGGACAGAGACCAGAGAGGACAGACAGGTGGTGCTATAGTATTCCACAGACATGCTCTGCTGACCTCAGTATTAGTATTGACACAGAGCATGGTAGTGCAGGGTATGACAACGCACTTGGTTTCTACCTAGCAAATGATTCAGGTCCTCAGTATGGTGTCATTGTATGTGCATCAGCTAAGGGTGGTGTAGAGATGGGCACCACTACTGTATCCTCATCCTTTTTACAGCAGTATGGTAATGGAACCATGGGATTCTTTTTGATCCCTAATGGTGGTGGCCAGAATTCATTGAGCATAGGTCAGACTGTATCTTTCTCTGCACAGAGTGATGGGTTTAGAGCAGTAGGTATCAGCTCAGCACAGAGTAACTACTGTATGTTTAGTGATAGATTCTGGAATCCAAATGATAAAGACTATACTAAGTGGCATGGTACCTCCCATCAGATGTGGGAAGACTTACTCAATGGTGATGATGATTATGATGACTTGAAACTTTGGCACAACGTTCAGTGGTCATATAATGGTTGGATATATGAGGGTGTCACAGGGTATGTGTATGGTAAGGCAGCACCTGAGAAGGTGATGAAGAAACTGACTAACAATACAGTCTGTGATGACAGGATACTTGAGTCATCCTTTAAGGATGTAACCATGAGGAGGTTGGATTGTGGTACCAATCTACCTACCACTCAGAGTAACTCGGCAGACCATGAGTGTGGGCAATGTAATGGAGGTTATGCTCTGAAGTTACACACCACACAAACACTAAAGGTTAAACGCACTAGCTCATTCAGACTGAAGAGCATGGGTGGAATCACAGGTGGTCTTGAAGCAGACTGCATCAAATTCACGCTGCGAGTTGCCAAAAATGGCCAGGATATATTCAATAAGCAATTCCATGTGAGGTATTGGCCTAAGATAGGTGATGATTTACATGATGTAAGTATCTCCTGTAGTCCAGATGATACTCTTACCTTAGAGGTAGTAAGCATTGATGTGGGTCCTCATACAGGATTCATATCACCTGAGTTAGCCATCTATGATGAAGAGTCGGGTGGTTTCACTGACATGGTGTCACTTAACCTAGGCACTCAGGCACATGATGATACTATTGGTTCTACTACTGGTGGTACTGTTGGTAACCCACTTAATACTACTATTAATACTGTAACAGGATTCGGTATGCAATTCCGTCCTAGTATGAAGGAGTCAGATGAATGGCAACCAGGTGCTAGAGCAACGGAGACATGGACAGTCAACACAGTATGGACTGGTGAGTATCCATATGTAAATGTATATTCAAGTGGTGCTAACGTACCGATGCATGGTTCACTCCAAGCATCTCCAGATATTCCAGGCAACTCAAGGACATTACAGAATACCTTGATGCCTAACCTACCTAGTGCATACATTGACACAGGATATGTGTATGACTTCAGTGAATACTATCTTGATAGTGTCTTACCTAACTTAAACTATAGGTCACAGACTGGTGTCTACAATCACTTACTAGAGGAGCATCTAACTACTAGGTGGGAGACTCTAAGTGGTGCAGGTATGCCAGCTGCTATACTACAGGCAGCACCTACCACCTATGCACTTAACAGCAGACCGTGGTATAATATAGGTGGCAATGCATTTGGTACTGACTTTACTAATGCAGTGACCAATCTCTATCAAGGTAGTGGAAACTTCTTCTCACCTTGTACGTTTATGCATGACTATACTTTGGACACACTTGCAGGTGCAGGTGCTCCATCGTTTGCTGATGCATGTAAGATACGTTTAGGTATCACATTCTATCCAGTCATCACACAACTCACTGGTAGTAGTAGGACAGTCCACTACTGGCAAGCAATGATTAATGTGATGAGTGTATTAAATGCAGGCTCAGGGTATAGCGAAGGACAAAAGTTTGTGCTACAATGGCCTCCTAAGAGGGATACTAAGACTGAAAACGCAGCAAACACACCCTACTATCCAGACCAAGAGAGTGGATTTAAAATTCCACATACTCCAGTGGTAGCATGGTTTGAGTCTGCTGATATGGTTAAGAGGATGGCAAAGGAAGCCTTCTATCAGGAGTCTCACAACAAAGAGTCACCTATCTGGTACCTATCATCTGACAAGGATGAATTCCGAGTTAAATTCTCTATTATAATTACTGAAACTACATAACATGGCACAAGGTTTTAATGCACGAGAGGCAGCAGCAGAGAGGTCTCTTGAAAAGTCTTCAAAAGAATTGAAGATGTTAAGGAAGGTCATCGAAAAGTATAAGGATGATCCTAAGGGTAAGAAGAAGATGCTCAAGAAGATGCAGAAGTATTGGAGGAGTCCTATTGCTACCATCAAAGGGTTAGACTACAAACCTAAGGGTGAGGACTGGACGTTAGACCCTGAGATTGCTGACAATATTAAAGGTATGCAAGAGTATATCGATCCACGTGGTGATGAGGACGATACTACAACTGTCTTAACAGACGAGCAGGAATCAGAATTACGTGATATAATGACAAAAACAACCAATAAAGATGATTAATCTTGACGAGAAGTATCATCATTATCTGGAGACTGGCAAGACTCTCAGGATTGATGGCGTAAATGAAAAACTAACAGGATATGGTTACAACTGTGATGGTAACGACATCATAGGATACTACCTGCTCACGGATAACTATAAGTTATTCTATAATCTTAATGAGCAGTTCCTTAAGCTTGTGCCACTTCGAGAGCTGTCCACCGATACTTGACGGTTTACCGCAGTATCTGGTATTATAAATACTTCTTAACAAAGGACTCGAAACTATCGTAACCCTGCGTAGAGAAAAAAGTGCCCCATGTCGGGGGTTCACTATCATCCGCAGGTCTTTTACTGTACTTGCGAGATACTTAAACAAAAAACATGTCTATTAAATCAACAATCGCTGCTGTTGCAGCATCTCCATTCCTACTCGCTGGTGCAGCTTTTGCTGGTCCATATGTGAATGTCGAGTCAAACCTTAGCTATCCTGATGGAGCTTATTCTTCAGCAACAACCGACGTACACGTAGGTTATGAGGGAGTAAACGAAACTGGTAAGCTTGCATACTACGTACAAGGTGGTCCTGCATTGAATCATGCTGAGTCTACTGATGATACAGACCTAGACTTCTCTGGTAAAGTAGGTGCTGCTTATGCAATCGCTGATGCTACATCTGTATACGGAGAAATCTCTGGTATCACTGATGAGGATTCTGCTGGTGAGTCTCTAGTTAACTGGGGAGCAAAAGCAGGTGTTAAGTTCACTTTCTAAAACAGAAGGTTAATATCACACTAAATAAAGGGTCACCTAAGGGTGACCTTTTTTTCTCCCCTTTATTAAAAAATGGCCAAAACTATAGGTAACACCGCAATCTATACCAGAAATGGATGTGCATTCTGTACAAAGATTAAGGAAGTTTACAAAAGTAAGGGTTGGGGCTTTGCAGAATACAAATTAGATGTTAACTTTACTAGGCAGCAGTTCCAACAAGAATTTGGACAAGGTGCCACCTTTCCGCAAGTTATCATTGCTGGACACAAGATGGGTGGTTGCACCGAAACTGTTAAATACCTTCGAGAAAACCAGTATCTGTAATGAAGCTTCAAGATCCTAATGAAATTTACACACTAATCGACCGCAGCATAGATGAAGCTATGATGAATGGTCGATTTTTATTTGACATGAAGATGTATCTTACATCTAATGGATGGACTAGAAAGCAAACAGGAGAATTGATTGAGTCCTCATCGATGGATGAGTTGACACAGGCAGTCAATGAATTGAGTCAATACATTGCACGAGATAAGTATATGACTGAAGCATACAGTAACATGCCTAAACCTCAAGCGAGGAAGGTTAGAAACTATCTTCAGAAACTTATTGATGATGCACAATCATACTATGATGCAAGGAAACCAGGAAGACCTCGCAAGTCCTCTAAATAAGATCAGACATACCTAAGGAGGAAACAGATGGAGTTAACTTTTTTATACACCAGTTTCTTCTTGACAATCGGGAGTTTTCTGCTAGGATTTGTAGTAGCATGGAATCTTAAGCATGTATTTGATGAGTGGAGAGCAAGAGCAGACTATGCTCAACTTGTTATGCACCCTGAGATGCAAGATGCCGATGGTCCAGTTGACCCCACAGAACTATTGTACTTGCGTATTACGGAAGAAGATGATACAATAGTTGAAGACGAAGAATAACCACGTGTTTTTAAAATGAAACTGATGATATCTGAAGTGCTTCAGAAAGCACATAATGCAAAGACCAAAGCACAGAAGATTAAAATCCTACAGGATAACAATACTCCTGCACTTAGGATGATCTTTGTTGCTAACTTTGATGAAACTTTAGTACCACGTGTCCCACTAGGTGAGGTTCCTTACCGACCTAACGAAGCACCCAAGGGCACAGAGCATACCCTCCTTGAGAAGGAAGCAAATAAACTATACTATTACTTCAAAGGTGGTGCTGATAACGTAGCAACCATGAAGATTGAGAGTATGTTTATTCAACTACTGGAAGGACTTCATGAGAGTGAAGCAGATGTAGTTGTTAAAGCAATCAACAAGAATTTACACAAGAGGTATCGTATTACCCATGCAGTTGTTAAGGAAGCATTCCCTAGTATTAAGTGGGGTAATCGAGGTCGTCCATGATGCTTACTAAAGAGCAAGTAACAGAGATTAATGACGCAGGTCATGGAGTGTTAATCTTATACACTAACGTGACACCTGATAAGGCAGAAGATAAGACACTCCCAACCAATGCTTATCTACTTGAACTCAAGAAGGATGGTAAGACTTGGTTTGATTTAGTGATGGGAGATGCTGTCTCTATCTTTGACAAATACTATGACTATCTCGGTAACTGTATGGTCAGGATGTTATGGACTAAGGGTACTCGACAACCTTCCATGTATAAAACTGACAAACCTAAGCAACCACCTAAGAAGCAGCCTAAGAAATGACAGATACAATGCACAAAGCGACGCTTCTCTCACTACTAAAGGAGAGAGCATATAAAAAGGGCAACTATACACTATCATCTGGTAAGGAATCAGAGCATTATATTAATTGCAAACCTGTAACACTATCGTGTGAAGGTAATGCATGTGTATCATCTCTGATGGTAAAGATGCTAGCTCCTAAGTCAGTAGCAGTCGGTGGACTAACACTGGGAGGAGACCCACTGGTATGTGGTGTTGCACAGAGAGCATTCTATAAGGGTGGACACATCGATGCTCTTATTATTAGGAAGAATCCTAAAGGATATGGCACCAAGGAAGTGATTGAAGGTCACAAACCTGAGAAGGGTGCTGTCGTTACTGTGTTGGAAGATGTTACTACTACAGGTGGTAGTGCTATGAAGGCAGTTAACGTGCTACGTGGTGCAGGTTACACTGTCAATCGTGTGGTTGCTATCGTTGATAGGATGGAAGACCATGAGATTTGGGATCATAATAAGATAGAATTTTTATCACTGTTTAAGTTGGAGGACATCATTGAATGACAGTCTACATTGACCCTCGACGTAAAGTTGAGACACCTAGTAATGAAATGACACCAGAAGAACTAGAAAAGAAAAAGAATGAAGAGTTGGGACTGAAAGTAGTGCAAACATTCGCTAATCTTACTGTATCACCTCTGCTTATCATGTGGATTTGGAATTGGATTATTCCTGGTCTGTTTGGACTACCTACATTGACTTACTTTACTGCACTAGGACTCTATGTCTTGTGTAAAATCCTATTCGGTAATCAAGGAGGTCTAAATGACTAAAGTATGTCTCGTCACGGTAACACCTGACGCTGAAAAAACTATAGGATACATCGCAAGAGTATCTAACCCTAACAACCAAGACAATCCAAAGGTTGAGGGGTTACTGAAGTA